CTGAACCGCTTGTTCTCTTTCTGTCTCGATAATCAGGACAGGAATTTTTTCCTCGGCGCAGCGGTTCAAAAATCTTCTAACCGCCGCTGCGAGTTCCGGTTTTAGTGCATCGATGTTTTTATTTACCGACATATGCGCCTCCATGCTACTCAGGGAACAGTACCACGGAATTTCCAAAAGTCAAGTGTTTTGAGGATTATTTTTACTTAATATTTGCGCTTTTGAGACTGAAGACGAGGCTTTCCCTGCCTTTGTTTTTAACCGTTGACGCCTCCACTTTGACACTCGGCCCTTCTTCGGCTACGGCTCTGTGCACCTGTTGTACTATTAAGATAGGCGATATTTCCCCTAAAACGGCCTCAGCCCACTGGATGCCGTCAGCCGGCTCCGTAGGGTCGCCGCCCCGCTGCTTCATTACCGCGAATGTCGCGCGATCTATGAGTTCGTCGGCGTCGTTGTCAAGCATGTCAACATCCATAATAATGTTTTTTCGATCCTGCTTGGACACCTTGCCTTGACGGGTATAAATCTCCTGCCCGTCAAAGCGGGGGTCGTCACCGAGAACAGGGAATAGATCGCAGATATTATCCATCAAGACATCTACCGATCCGTCTTTGTATATGCGTTTTTCCTTCCTGCTAGTCTTAAAATCCATTGCCGATAGCCTCTCGGTCAAGCAGCCTGAGTACTGTCGACCGTTTCCCCTTTTTTCCCTAGCCTTCTTTGAATAGGGTCAAGCTCCGCCCTTATCGCGTCGGCTTCCGGCTCATGGGTCATTATGCGTGACGTGTCCAGCCCCGCGACCCCGGCTAGGTGTTTCAGGGTTTCCCTTATTGGCCGTGAGGCTCCTTCGAGCCGGTCGATTTCTTCTAGCTTGGCAAGCAGCTTCCTCTCCATTTCTTCATCCTGCTGCTTAGGCGTAAGCGCCGCAAACCGTTCTTCTTCTTGTTGCGCATGGATCTCTTGGTTTTGTTCCTGGGTGAGTTCTTCTTGCTGTACAGCGCCTTCCGGCAGCGGTATGCCAATTTCTTCGCATTTTTCTTTTATCCAGGCATCCGATCTTTTGATCCAGTATTCCTTGCCACGGTGATCCTCAATGTACTCGCCGTTTGTAAGCAGCATTTGGCTTTTACCCATCACTTTAAGCTTTTCTTGTAATAAATCCGCTTCTGAGTCTTCGATTAGGCTGTCTTCGTCACTATAGACCAAATTATCCTCATACAGCCGCTTCTTATCCGCGCCGGTCATTCCAGGCGTCTTCAGCGCGTCGACTTTTTTCATTGTCTTCACAGGATCGACTACTGCATCGTCAACCAACCAAACAACAGTATATTCCCCTATTTTCTTTTCATGTTTTCTTTTCATATTTATCCCTCCAAGTATATTATAGCACAAGTCTCAAAAAAGTAAAGCATAATTTGGAGGCAAAGTATGTTAGTAAAAAATTACGCGGATTTATTCGCGGCTGACGGGTATTGGCGGTACAAGCGGAGTGAAAAACGGAAACTCTATACCGACAAGTCTATGGCGACTAGAGCGGCAATCATGAAAAACTGGATTGTTCCGCTATGGGGAGGGGTAAACCCAAAGCGGCTCACGGTCAAGATGATTGACCAAGCGATGATGGGAGCGACATCGGAATTGACTAAGCGCCCGTTGGCGGGAGCGACACGGAACCGGATATTGTCCGTGTTATCGGAGTTGTATGTTCACTTAATTGAGGAGGGGCTTATACGGATAAATCCGGTGAGAGATGTGGTACGGTGTAATTCCTACCCGGAAAAACCGAGAAGCGCGTTGCCCGTAGGGGAAATAAAGACGCTGTTTCCAGCGGATCACGCAGAGCTAAAGCGGATATGGCGGACGCAAAAATATATCTGCGCCTTTTTAATCCTGCGCGACACCGGCTTGCGACCGGGGGAGCTGGTTGCCCTCAAGTGGGGCGACTGGAACCCTGAAATAAAGTTTTTCCCAATTTTGCGGGCGATTGAATCAGGCAGTAAGGGCAAGGAAAAGGGAACCAAAACAGGTTCTACAAAGCCCGCAATTATCACCGACCAAACCGCTTTAGAAATCGAGGCGTTGCGTAAAAAGGCAAAGCCTAAACCGGAAGATTTTATCTTTGCCAACAAATACGGTATACCTTACAGTACTCACCGTTTATCTTGGAATTTTCATCAGGCGGTAGAACGCGCGGGGCTGAATAGAGCGGAGTTAACCCCTTATTGGCTGCGGCATACTTTTAATTCGATGATGCTGGAAACAAATTCGACGGAGACAGTACAGCTTTTGATGGGACATAACACGGAGGCCATGACACGGTACTACCGCCATGCCACGCCCGAATCACTGGCGCGTACCGCCGCGAAAATTAAAGACAAGGTGAACGCCTGTCGGTTGTACTAGCGGGCGGTTGGGAGGGGAACTATTAGTCAGTATGGAGGGAGTTCTATTTCTTCCCAATCATCTGGAATATTTATGCCTGGAAGCATTATGTGAACTGTGCCGTTTCTTTCTTGATAAGCTTTGCAAGTAATTAGTTTAGGTCTAAACTCTAATTCTTCATCTGTTTTAATATCGAATAAAGCAAGCATATAGCTACTCCTTAATCCTAAGAATACCCCATTTACCCCGTTTTGTCAATCAATTTTTCTTATGATGGCGATGTCATAGGGTCGTTTATTCGAGATTCCGTAATAGATCACGATCATTATTTAACTAGTGGTGAAGCGCATCAAATATACTCTTTCTGTTTCAGGCTCTCCGCCGGAAGCAGTGCACCACCCGCTAATGCAAGTAATGTAAACGCAGCGACAGGTTACCAGCAATCTTCCGTAGCTTATAACATTGCTGTTGGATATGTGGAAAACCCGAGTGGCCGTGCATCCTACGAAACCCGCCCCGCCTGTTTTTCTGCCTTGTTTTGTATCTCCTATTGATATTTCCGTTGCGCGGAATTAGTAGGAGATGCAGAACCGGGCAGCAAGCCATGTTCCCGCGACTTCGTAGCTATTGCCAAAACGTATTTTTATACTGGATGTTGGCACTAATGTTCCGGTCGCTGGATTGCCGTACATTGCCGGGCCGTCATTATGATGTGCAAATATTCCATCTGAGTAAATTAGAGTTTCCGGCCCTATCGAACCCTTGAGTGATATACCACCGGAATAAGTTTTATCTCTATCGGCATTAAAACTTCCTACGTCTTTTCCATCATAAGGAAAGTTTAGTAGGAGATGGTAAGCCGGCAAGAGAGCGCTGCGGGTCTTGCCTCTTGACTGCCGGCTGGCTGGGTCAGCATAGTATGCCAATTAATACTATTACCGTTTACTTTAACCGTAATAATAGTCTCGGTGTTTGCGTAGTACCCAGCCCCAGTAGTGTCTATGCCGTATTCTACGCCATGATTATGGAGTCTATTTTGATCCGGTTGAAATGTTCCCACATCATTTCCATCATAAGGCGTGTTCCCTGGGATATTGTCTGCCAGTAAACCGGCGGTTCCGTAGACTTTATTTACGCCTGCTATTCTGGGGAAAAGACCTTCTGGGCTGCATACGCGCATACACAAGCCGGTGATAGTCCTGTTTCCCTGATGGTCACATTTGTACCACCATGGAGCCGTGTTATTTTTATTATCGCCACAATACATTACCTCGCAAAGTTCCGGGTAATCAGCAATTTCTATAAGCTGATACGACGCTTTTAATAAACGGTTTTCCGCGAGATCCCATTCGTCTATATCGCGGAAGATGATACGCCCCTCGCCGACGATATGGTTGTGCGTTTTCGCCCAATCCGATACCTGCTGAAGGGTTATTTTACGGGTAGACCTACCCTCGACAGTCATTTGATTGATAATTAAAAAATCACTCTCTGAAAGTGAAGCCGCGTCCATTAGGTCATTGACAGTCACCATGTTCTCCATAATACCCCCCTTATTTTCTGGCTACCAGATAGCAGCCCGTTTCCGTGACAAAAAAGCCCCCGCCTTCCGTTGTTATAAAGTCAAAATACCCGCTTAAAACCTGCAGGATAAACTCCAACATAACCGCATGGTCGCGTGTTTGATTTCGCAGATCGGCGATCATGCCTAGCAGTTCCTCAATAGCCTGCGACAGCGCGTTAGCTTTATTCAGTCTTATCTGCGCTTCTTCGGTGATTCTAGCGTCGATGTAGTCCATAACAGCGGCTGCAACCTGCACCACCGCGCTTTCAGGCACTATTTCCCACTCTGTCTGCCCCTGCGCTAACGGGGAAATATTAACTATCTCGTCAGGATTGCCGCCGATACGCCTGTATACTGCGCGCACCCAGACGCCATTTTCTTCATATATAACATAGCAGCAATCATCCTGCCGGTATTTTGCCGTCGAATCGTACTCAAAGCAGTTATGGGCAAAAGAAGACGCTATGTATGCCGCCATCTTGCCGGCGGTCTGCACCAGTTTGTTGAGGTTGTATGACGCCCTGCCGATATAATGGTTCCATGCGCGGCGCGGTATCGATGCGCCCTGCGTCTGTACGCCTTTTTGCTGGACAGTGGTATTGTAGTCGGTACATGTTTCTTTAGGGATATTGTTGCCCGCGTTTATATTAAAAACCATTACTCCGTCGGCGTCATCAGCGTCAAACGCTTCATTGGTATAGCCGAGCGCCGCTATCCGGTTCGCGTTCAAGCCGCTGACGATGCTTTTTATGTTCTGCAGGTCATTTTGTGAAGCCATAGCCGCCCTCCCTTATTCCTCGGCCCTTATAGGGACAAATAGCTTATACTTCTGCGTGCATATATATAGCCAGATATTCAGCCGGCTAAGTTTATAATAGACATCGGCGGCATTATCCAACTGATAATAGACGCAGTAATATCTACCCTGCGGGATAATATGAATATCCCGTATGTATCCTGCCCCGATGATGCGCGTCATCTCCAGAAAACCCGCTATAGATGGGCCGTTGTATCGAATGCGCTGTATGCACTCAAATAGCTCCTTAAACAGCTCCAAAGTCAAAAAAGAGTCATTGAGAGCTAGATCGCCAAGTGTTAAAAACTTCTCGCCGTAGAAAACGGTATATGGTACGCCGTTTTCAGGCGGGCTGTCCAACAGATTGTCCCATATAACATCCCCTGCGTCATCATACAGGTTTACGCCGTAGGGCAGATACCCGACCGGCACAGTACCTTCCGGCACGAGCGTCGTGCGCAGATCCTCGGATGCCTCATTGGTAATATCATCCGCGTAATCATCCTGCTCTTCGCGCACGAACCGGATGTCTTCAAGGTGCATGTCCAACAACCCGCGCTCGCTGCGTTCTTTATCACCGACAATATGGCTCGGTGTAAAAACTATCGATTCCTGCATACTGTATCCATATGAGTGCATTAAGAAAAGCCCGGCAAATTTTGCTATGTTGATAAGGTCGTTACGGCGAATCGGAACCTCATCCGCGCCGATTTCGTGATTCAGTTTCCATTGTACCAACGTATGGTACGCCAGCTCATCAAGGACGTCTTGTATAACATAATTCGGGCATACGGCTAAAGAACGCAAGTATTTACCATTAAATTCGGCCCGGTGGTAGTGGAACAGGCGCTTCATCGGCTACGCCTCCTCGACGGCAAATACAATGCCGGTTAAACACGGCAGCCGCGTTTTAGGGATGCGGATGTACGGCACGGTATGGCCCCCGCTGTCGATAACGTCCACGTTAAGAATTTCTACGCCCTGCATATCCAATTTAGAGAGGATTTTATATGCCTCTTTTTCGCCAAACACGCTTAAGTGCGTTACCATATTCCGGTACGGTCTGAATAACCTGTCAATGGCTTCTTCTATCTGGTCGGCTTTGAGCACGCTGCGGTTATATTGGTAGCTTACCGCGAGCGAAAAGTCGACGGTATCGTGGAACCGGTAGTAAACCGGGCGACGCCCGTCTATGTATAAATCATTGTAGTACCAAATGACATGATCAGGGTCAACCTGATGCGTGTCGTATATGACGCTTTCGCAGATAAGCCGCGCGATATCGTCGGTGGGTACACCGGTAATGACTATCAGGAGTTCCTTCGGTTCAAGCGTTAAACCATCGTATCCCTGTGCCTCCGTGCCTTCGTTGATAATCAAGTTACATTCAAAAATACCCGGCAAATTGCGTATTTTTAATTCCAGCTCCTTAATGGCATCCTGCCTCTGAGTGTCGCGCATAATACGGGTGCGGAAATCAAACGAGGTCTCATCGGGATACCCAAGCTGCCCCGCGTTGTCATCGCACGAGAATGAAAACGCGCTGTCAATATTAGCGCCGTCCGAGCGGAATAATTGAATAGCCGATTGGCTGCTGATCGGAAAGCTGCCCTTCTCACGCGATATGGCGGTAACAATTTTATCCTCGCCCGGAGCGAAAACATTATCGCCCTGCAGCTTAAAAGAAAAAATCATGCCGCTCGCCGACTGGTAATTATATACTCCCGCGGCAAGCATTTTTGACCCGCTGTTGTCCTTATTAAGAATGGTTATGCGCACCATGCTGCCAGCGCCGTGTTTGAACTCGGTCCCTACAAGTTTAGCCGTAGAATAAAGGTCTAAATCCTCACATAAAGACGGATCAAACCGGTTATGCAAAGCGAGCGCCGCGTCAACAATGCCTACCTTGCCTGCGGCAAACGCCCTCAACACAAGATACAATTTATTATTATGATTGCGCCACACTTTTTGAGGCGCTATAAGGCTGTCGTAGGCGTCCACGAGTTCGGACGTCTCATCATCGACACTTTTACTTAGCAGCGCCACTAGTATCCTCCATGCGCCACCGTAGCACGGAATTTCCAAAAGTCAAGCGTTTTGGGGGAAATTTTTTCATTAAACCACCGTTATTTCAGCGGTATTCTGAACGCCCGCCGCCTGTCCGGTCACAGTCACCACCACGGCCCCAACCGGGACGCCGGCTGTCTTAATCTGATCAGTGCCGGTCGAAGTTATCGCCGAAGCAAGCAGCTCCGCTACCTGTCCGGCAAGCCACGCATCGTCCTTAGTTTCATCACCGGAGTGCATTTGTTCATATATGCTATTAAGGCCGGTTTCCAGCACCGGTTTTAACGCGCTTTTCCATACGGATGCCTGCAGCACAGCTAAACCTCCAATAAACTTTCGCAGCGATTTTTAAGCGCCTGCAACGCCAGTTTTGTCGCAGGATTCATCTCCTGAGACGTAGAACTACCGAGCGTTATAGCGTCATGTACCGCCTGTATAAAGTCGGATAACACCGCCCCTAAACTCTGACTCTGATTTTTTATGTCTATCTTTTTATCCCTCGTCCTTATGGTTATCACGTCGCCGCTTTCCAATACGACGTCTTTTTCAAATACCTCGCTTCTGCCTGATCCGCTGCTGACGGCGATGTCAGCATCCTCTCCCAGCGTATACGTTACCGCCGCAGGCGTGGCATCGCCGTTATCGTCTATGCCTATCGTGATATCCTGTGTTCCCTGAATATTTTTAGTGATCGGAGCGTACCTGCTATACCGCTCATCAACCGCCGCGTCAAGCTTGATAAGATCGCCGCCGCCGTCCTTCCAAAACCCATGCTCGCGCTTCACTTTATCCAAAAACGCCTGCAGGAACGGCCTGCCCTGCCTGAGAAGCATAGAGACAGCCTTCTCGTCATCGCTGTCATAAGCCGCGCGGCAAAACTCCACCGCCATAGAATCAAGAAACTTGGCAAATATCTCCGCTTTTGAGTTAACGTCCAGCATCGGCTTGCCGCCGTCCGTGTAATGCGAGGCCACCGTCACTGCTGCGTGCTTCAGCGTTGATACCAATATGCCGACGCCGGAGGATTGGTTATACCCTGCCGCTTCAAAGCTCTCGACATCTTTTTGGTAAAACATGCGCGGATCAAACTGCTGCACAAAAAACACAATTACCGTTTCGCCCACCCGCGGGTACACGTTAACCTCCATCAAAGCAGAAGAAAAGCTGAGAAGGGTGACGGTATAAATATTCCGGGATAAAGAGGATCGGACTATTGCCTCGGCGACGACGGTCTGCGCGTCAATGACCCGCACAATGCGGGCGTATTGGACGATAGGCGTGTCAAGGAAGCACCTATTCGCGTTGGTACGTTTGTTGTTTTTGCCGACTTGAAAGGCGCTTATCCCTGCCATGAGATCCTCCCTTTCCTTCGCGCGTACTCCGCGCTCGGCATATAAGGATCGCGTATTTTTATTTTGTCGCCTGCTCTTAGCTTCGGCACTTTAACACCGTCCACCAGCGTGCCGACGCCGCCGTCGCTGTTTTCATAGGAATCGCCGCCTTCCTGATAGCTACGTTGCATCTGCTCCCCGTTTTCCTCGAAAAATTCCTCGTTCCATGATTTTATGTCCGCCAGCTTCTGCTCTAACGTCGGCTGGCCGTCCGGCCACCACTGCGGCGGGGCGTCCATATAAATCCGTATAATGTCTTTCCAGCCTTGCCCCGCTGAAACCGGAACCTTCCGCTCCTCCCACTGCGGCAATTCCTCCTGCGCCTGTTCGGCTGCCTTCTCAAGCTTCCCTTCCGGTTCCGATATGTACAGCCTGCCGCTTCGGGAGTCGGCAAGCACTTTGCGCCCTTCCATATCGACGCACATAAGCTCCATTTGGTTTTCGTCGCCAGTGGTGCAAAACTCGATAGATGCGGTTATGACCAAAAAGGCATTGGTGCGCACCGGGTAAAAGTAGCTCGTAAACGTGCCGAGCATAAACCGGTTTTGAAAGACAATCGTCGTCATCGGATCAAGAAAAGAATAAAACGGACAGCGTATCGTGCGCGTGCCTGATGGCGTCATATCGTAAATAGCCGGAATCGGCACAATCCCATCCTTTTGCATCTGCACGATAAAAGGGTCGATCCATAAATCGGCCTCGCTGTCGCGCTCGTGGTAAAAATAAAAATCGCCGGTGGTTAATTGATACCACCTGATAAAAGGATAGTGCCGCTGTATAGCGTCAAGCTGCCCGCCGAGGGTGTTGATCTGCTCATTGAACGGCTGCTGCGGTATCCTTTTCCAAACGGCTTCTAACGCTTTTGCCGCCTCTTCTTCCGATAAGCCATCGATTTTTTTGTACCCGTAAAGCGCTTTTGTTTTCATGCTCCCCAGTGTTTTGGATAGTATGCAGACAACGCCGATTTTATTAGCCCATGCGACAGGCAGTATCCCGTCCGTAAGCGTTTCTATCTGCCGCGTATCTTCCTCAGCGCCTTCCGCATCAACCTTCCGCCGCGCGTACTGGAAGCGTTTAATAGCCTCGTTACCGGGGTCAGGGTCTTTTTCATACGATTTATACTTATCCAAATATACCGCCTGACGGTATACGCGCTCGGTTTTACCGCTCATGGCGGCTGTGTTGGTATGCCCTTCCTGCGTTATCGTATGGTGCGCGACGCTGGGGCGCACAAATCGGCGCGTCACAAACTGGTAGAGCACCGACTCAAGCTCACCGTCCATATCGGTTCCCGGCTCACCGAACTGGGGAAAGCCGCTGCTCTTGTGCCGATAGTCTAATAAATCTTCTTCCGTGCCCGCCCATCCCGGCGTATACCGCAGCCCGCCGTCCATAGTGCCGATAATCCCGTGAAAAAACGTCACCCGATCCGGCGGTAAGGACTTCTGATACACGGCAAGTATCTGCACGGTAATCTTCCTACCGTAAAAATGCCCGCCTGTCATAGCATAGAAACCTTCTACATCCTGCCGGTGCTGCACCGATGTCCAGTCAGGAAACTGCGAGCGGTAACCCATCTGTATCTCACACTCGATAATCGGGTTGCCGATAACCTCGTTCCCTTCCGTGCGGGTAATGGAAAACATATTATCAGCGCCCCCGGCGTCTTCGTCCGGTATCACCAGATTAGTAACCTCAATCCCAACCTCAATGGCGACGCTGTTTGAAACCTGCTTATATGAAACTTTAATCGTCGGTTTCTGCGTGCAGCGTTTGAAACCTGTCACAATACTGGAGCCGTTTGCGTAATGCACCGCCTCATAATCGCTGCGCAGCGTAAAATACGACCCCTTTTTCGCCCTTTTGAACCGCAGATTGATAATGCGGTCGTTGAGGTCTCCGGGGCTGGATATGCTATTAGCAGCCTTGGACACAGCGAGGCTGCTTGCACCCTCCTTAATATGAGCAATGCCGAAAGCATTAGGCATCGTCGTCCTCATAAAGCTCTATAGTGCACTGAGCCATATTGTCTTTAGTAATAACTTTGCCATGCAGGGAAGCATCGCCGCTTTTAATGCCAACCGCGTCGTCGCCCATACCAATGATAGTTCTACAAAACATGGCATCGCTTCCCCCCGCGCCTTGAGGCTCTTTAACCACCCAGATAATCAACCGGTTTATGCGCCCCAGCATGTTAATCCCTGAAAATTCCTCATCAACAACAATGAAAAGAACTTCTCGATTACCGTACCGATAGCTGAACTTATTATTATCGAAGTCATCCAGGCTCAAAACCAACTGTATCATTTTTTACTCCTTATCATACCAAGCATTTCCCCTACCGCCCCACCGTCTCCCGCAGCGTCGGCTGCAGTTACGCCTGTTAAACCGATAAACGGCGTGACTGCAGCCGCCTGCGAGTCGCGTATCGATCTGATTATCCAGTGCTGCTTTTCATTCAACGCCCTCTTATTATCCGGCGGCGACATGGTAAGCACCGGAATTTCTTTAAGCTGAAGGCTGACGCGGTACACATCGTCTTCAGTCGGCTGTTTATCGGGAACCATATTGACTATCTCAACGTATTTATACTGAAAACCGGTCCACATCTTCATACAGAGCGTGCGGCAGCTCTCAGCCATCGCCTCAAGCGAGTTCATGTTAATATAAGCCGCACTGTCCATGCTCATAAGTTTTCCGGCAGAGTCAACGGCGATGTTCGCGGCCTTTAGGATCATCTCCGTCACCGAGAAAATACCCTCCCAAACCTGCGCGCCTATGCTGTCCCTTTTATCCGCAAGTTCAATAAAGCCGGTGATCATATCCGCCACAAACTTAGTGCTGTCCGTGATATATCGGCCTACCGGCTGGAAAGGAACAATAATCTCCATATTGTACGTCGTCGGTTGTTTGACCGAGTTGTCAACGACAGCCCGCATAACGCTGCCGCGCATATTGTCCGACAAATTCCCTTCTGTTTTTTGCTCATAAACCAGCACCCTCTTATTGGACGTCTCAACACTGTACGTCGGAGTTATCTTTTTCACATTGAACATACAGATAGGCAGCGTCACCTTGTCAGGATCGACCGTCCAATACCGGTCGTACAAACAGGTCAAATTGGTGAAATAGCTAAGGGCGTCAGCGGACATCTGTAGGATAGTGGGGATAACAAGGGCAGTAGAGTTTTTAGCTATATAGTTATACGCGCCATTTACCGGGCCACCGGGCATATAATCTCCTCCATGCGGCAACATACCACGGAATTTCCAAAAGTCAAGTGTTTTGAAGGAAAAAAGTGCCAAAATCCAGCGCTTGACAGAAGAAAAAAGCCGGAGTACACTTTAGGATAGCTGTTAGAGGAGGCATGAGAATATGTTTGAGCGCGAAAACGCTTTTTACGATGCGCACCAAGCCGAATTCCAGGAAAAATATCGCGATAAATGGCTCGTCATTGCCGGTGAGTCGCTGTTTGGCGTTTACGGCACACTGAAAGAGGCCACGCAGAACGCTATGAGCCGGTTCCAGCCGGGGGAATTTATGATACACACGCCTGCCCACGACGGCATGGTAATCGAGGTCGGGCCGAACATAAACACGCGATACCCCAATGGCAGCCAGAGGCCAGTGCTAAACCCTGCCACAGCCGTCGCCGAGGGCGAGCTTGTAACGTTTACCTATGCCTAACCATACTGAATATAGAGCTTTTACCATAACCTATGACGAACCGGTGAACAAACTTGTCACGCCGGTGGGCGTATTGCCGGTACTAACGGCTAACAAGGCAGCCGCCAATGCTCCTGTTGAGGTAGATGCATTATGGGATACCGGCGCAACCATGACGTGCATCAAACCCGCGTTGTTTGACCGCCTTGAATTGCACCTGCAAGACGCGACCAGGCACACAATGCTTGCCGGCATAGGCGGGAAAATAGCGGCAAAGCTCACCCAAATCCATCTATTCCTGGTATACAACCTTGAGATAGAATACCTATCGGTGTGTGTAGCAGATTTCCCAAGTGACGCGGATATACTTATTGGCATGAATGTCATCGGGATGGGGGACTTTGCTGTCTGCAACACCGATAATAAAACATCGTTTTCTTTTGTTATACCGCCGTTTCCTAACAGGATTAACTTTGCGGATCAAGCCGACGCCGCCAATAAACTTACTACCCAGGATAGCATAGAGCCTTGAAAAAAACAGAAGAAAAGACTAAACTTTAGGCATGAAGAAGTGGATACTTATAGCCATCGGCTGCCTTATTTTAACCCCCGCTTGTACCAGTAAAAAAGAAAGATTGTACCGGTGGGAGAACCTTGAGAAAGAGCTGCATGAGCTTGCGGTGAAAGTCGCAAAGGAGCACAAAAGCACGCATAGAAACCTTATTGACAAAACAATAAAGGGTAGCGAAATTGTTTGCGTGTTCGATTTCAAGAGCATTGACGGTAAAGTAGCTTGTATTACCGAAATTTATTTCCCCGAGGAAGATCAAGCCAGGGCCATAGGAAATCTATTTAAATCGTTGACGCATCTGCACAGCAGCCCTACCGTAACTAAAAATCATTTTACGGAGTATTCTGAGGAATTCTTTATCGAAACCTCAACATGGGACACATATCTGAGCTGGTATAATAGTGTCTCTATTTCCAGAATTACTTATGAAGATAATCCGCCTAGTAGCTACCATATGTTTCTTCATTTTCAAATAGATGGTTTATAGGCTAGTCTCGTATGTATGCCTCGTAAAAGTCGTCCCAGGCAAACCAACTAGGCCCATTATAGCGCGCAGACATAGTGGTCACATCTTCAACCTGACCTAAAATGTTTCCTTCCGTATTTTTAACCACGATGGTGTGCGTATTATTGCTCGATGATAACACCACCTCAACCCGCACAGCGTTGTCGCGTGCCATCTCTGCGATTTTATCGCCGCTAAATCTTGACGCCATCGCGTTTGTTACTTCAAGTATAGTTTCTTGTGCGGAACCTATCTTACGTCCTACATCATTATTTTCCCAGCGGTAATTCGTAGCAGCAACGCTAGTCGGAGCCTCCGGGTTATAGTGTCCCTCAGCTATAGCGAATGCCTGTTGCACAGTCAACAAATCTGCATAGTGCTCTCTAGGATCTATGTAGTATTTACCAGTATACGGCTCATATAGCCCCCACCTGTAGGCGGGGCCTCCATCCCTTCGACCATAAGTGTCCTCGCGGCGTTCTTGTGCCCATAATCTAACATCGGCATCTGACATCCCGCCTACCATACGTGCCTCACTCCATGCCCTCTGAACATCCCGGTCTACCCAAAACTTATGCATTGAGAAATTAGCTTCGGTATTGCCAAATCGTGTTAATACATCGGCAACAGTGCTCACACGCTTATTATTAGCACTTAAAGCGAAACGTTGCGCGTAACCGGCAAGCGCCGCCGGCTCAGTACCAACCACGTCCTTCTCACCGTTATTATAAGCTTCAGAAGCATATCTACTCTGTAGCTCTACCATATATTCAAGCAAATGCTCTTTACTAGCCCATGCAAGCGCATCTTCCCACGACATACCACTATTACGGGGGAGTCTTCCAGAAGCAATAGCCTCAAACGCTGCCTTACGTAAAACCATATTCTGCAATCCGTGCTCTTTACGCAGTCTATTAACCTCTACTTCAGTAAATGCTTTTTGATTATTGAGTGTTTGTATTTTTGCCATATTTTGCATGGCTGCGCCCTGGTTAAAAGCATCCAAGCCACTGTAGTCGCCTGTAACTTTGCCGACAATTCCTAGTACAGCTCTTAATATCTGCCGCAGTACGTTGATTACAGGATCCAGACCGGCGAGTATTTTAATAAGTATCCCTTCTTTAATTACACCAGCATCCGTCTTAAACTCTCTAAGTCGCCCTCCAACATTTTCTGCCCGATTGGTATCGACATTCCCAGCAATTTCATATCCTGTAAATGGAATACCGAAGCCTTCTGTCATCATAAGTTCAATAAAATTACCGTTATTTCTTGCCACCGCGTGCTCAATAGACGCTTTCACCTGCGGCTTAGTAGCATCCAACTTTTCCCATGCTATAAATAACCAATTAAGAAATTCAGCAGCGCTGCTTCCACCGGCTGCAGAGGCTTTAAGGTCCCTTTGGTTCCGATGTAGTGCATCCGTAAGCTCTAAGTTATCTGCTACTCCAGACCTCCTTAAAAACGTTAACTTTGCGGCATCATTTATCATAGCGCCCATAACAGGCAAGGGATTAGAAGCCTCTTTATTATTCGGATCAAGGTAAGCCGTCATTGCGGCAATGGCCCCACCACCAGCTCTTGCAGACACTGCCGCAAAAGGGCCTATAGCGCCACTAACATCACTATTGATGACACTGGAAAGGCTCTCCTGAATACTCCCTAAAAATCCTTCGATCAAACCGACACCGCGATCATCTCCAGTCAGCCGCTTCCCTAAAGTCTCATACTCTTTTAGCTTTTCTTCAGGTATATTATATCGTGTTCCCTGAGATGCCAATTTATGTACGTTACCCGCAATAGCCGGTAATTCCGAGAGAAACTTAACCATGCCTATAACCGCCGCTCCAATAATACTTATTGCTGCACCCATAGCCGTCGCCCGCGCGTAACCAATAGCCCTATTAAGAAGCCTCCCTCCCGCTGTAGCGTTGCGCCTCCGCCGCTTTATCGACTTAATCACAGCTTTCGCAATCGGGAGCTGCCTGTGTCTCTTTGCCCACGCAAGCTGCGCGTTTTCGCGGGCGGCACGCTTATCCATGCTTTCCCCTACTGCCGCGGCAAATTCAGGCGTACTGAGGTCATGCAGCTTCGCCCTGTCCACCCTATTCATAACCTTCTGTATGCCCGCGGCATACCGCAGCACCAAAGGGTGGCTGGGATTACTCATCGCAAGATTGCGCAGCCGCTCATGGGCCTCTGCTGTTTCATCGGTTTCTTCATAGCCTGAATGAAGGAGCCTTTGTAGAGCCTTGTTATTATTTTCAACCTGCGTCGCCCTGCTCTTCAGCCCCCGCACCCTATGGCTTATATCCCTTCTGCCGACCTCATGCATCAGCGTTACTGTTTTATCACTGCGGTCATACTCGACCCCTAGAGCGGTCTTGAGCTCCATCGCTTTAAGCGCGGCCAGCGAGCCTGCGTGATCCATGTGGCTGTTTCTAATAGACAAACGGGTGCCTTTTGCCACGACGTCCAGATTAGACTCCGTTTCCTTATAGTACCGCTCGTTCAAGCTGCTTACTAGTCTCTTGACTATATCGGAATCATGCGCCGCGTTAGTTATCGCCCTGATAGTGCCGTCAGCGCCGTTCCCCTCAACGGCAAACATATGACCCATCTCACGCAGCGATCTCTGATCCCCCGTCCTAAGCTGCGACATAATGGCCTTATACTGGCCGTAATTTAACCCCGATATTTCTATCGCCGTCCCGTTTGGTTTTGGCCTTGCTCTCGGCATCACCCGCCCCCTATATCGACCTGATAATCCCCGCGCGCATAGCTTCTAATGTGCAGCCGCTTGCCCGCCGGCCCCGCTTTTTGCCGTTGCCGCCGCAAATGCCATTTCTTTCAGCATATTCTTCACCTTAGAGTACCGCGTAAATTCAAATACTTCGTCATAATTCTTCGGATTCCGGTGCATCTCGTGTAAAAACTCGTAACAGATAAACAAAAGAGGTTCGCCGAAATGCGCCTTTATGACAAAGTTTCCTTCACCGCCTTCGGCTTCGGTTGCTTCTCCCTCTTGCCGCTCTTGGTCTTCTTCACCGCTGCCTGTGCTTGCGACTGACCTATGCCAGGCAGCGGAAATTTTTTTGATAGGCACGCCCCCATAAACTCAGTAAGCCATGTTATCAGATACGGATACGCGTCAAGAGCCGCAACGCTGCGCAAATCCATATACCGGTCGGTTATCTGAAAAGCGCACAACTGGCCCTTCGAGCCATCCTCGTTCTTGAGAAAAATGACCACTGGCTTGCCGTGCAGCATCTGCATGGTCAAGTCATACATAGTCTCAAAATCGCCGAGTCTGGTTAAAGCGCGGCATTCCTCAAACATATCCACCTGATTTACGCCTTCAGGGAATACATACTCAATACAATTCAACCTGACATCCTCACGCACGGCTTCCAGCATCCTCTGTTCATCAAGAATAGAAGCGTCAATGGCAAAGCCGGCGGCCTGCGCCCTGACGACTTCATTAGATAATAGATTTTCAGTTTGTTCACTCATAAAGCCCCCTCTAAATATATTATTTTACCGGCAGCGCAAGTGTATGTTTGGCCTCTTCCTGCGCCGCTAAAATTTGCTGCTTTATTACAGGCGGCAGTTTCGTATAAGAACCTACCATGCACACCTTCATGTAGCACTGCCTTTCTTCATCGTAAAAATACGTGCAGCCACCGTCCGGATCATAAAATTTTTTCACATCGCTACCCATAAAGCCCCCCTCACATAAATAACACGCTCCTCAGAAGCAAAAGAAAAACAGACGGCGGGCGCCGAGAGGAGCATCAGCGAGCGCCCGCCGTCCGAGGCACCCCTAATTACTGACTATCAGGCCATTCCCCCGCGTGTTCCCTTATGGTGGAATCGCCTCTGGCGTCCGCCAAGTAGCTCGGCGTGGCTTCTATGCCGCGCCTCGACTCATCCCAAGCCGCCTTGTCGTTATCAGCGGTATTGGTGTCGCCGTCACCCGCGTCTACACCGTTGCTGGCAAGGCCCTCGACCGGTTTACCCCTGAAGAAGTCTGTGCTTTCCTGCTCTTGGATAGAATAAGGCTTGTAAACCCCGCTGAGGCCGACTTTATTACCGACCGCCCATATAGTTTTTTCGCTGATAGCCCCGGCTGATACGCCCTGCACCCACCCCGAGTAGTTAATAACCATCGGATACGGCACTAGCGCGTTGCCGGCTTTAATCAAATGCGGCACGTTTTTGAACGTCACGCCGTAAAAAATGGTCACAAGGCGCTTCTCACCGGTACTTTCAATAACTGTCAGCGTGCCGCCGATAGAGTCTTTGGACGCTATAACCAAATGCGCCGCGGCTATAAAATCCCCATCACCGACTAACCCGCTGCCGCGCAATACCTGAAGCGTCATAGTGCCAGCCAACGAGTGGTTCGTGATAGTAATTGTTGAACCGTCGACCAACGGCTCAATGATTGAACTGTCGTTAAGCGGCTGCGCGTTCAAAAATGTCTCGTTGAGCCTGAGCGCGCGGGAGACGTTGATTTCATCCACCGCAACCGAATCGGCTATCTGGTATGCCAAAACAGGGTTACGATATTTGATAATTGTGCCGCCTGCCGTCTGAACCTGAGCGCGCGGTTTAGCCGCCGCCCTATTATTCCCGTATGCCATTATCCCCTCCTTACGATACCATACCGCCGGTTATGGTGACTTTATCCAAGTCATCCACGTACCGCGCGGACCATGCGCGGGCGGCTTTTAACTCACCCGGCCCTACTCTCGCCACAGCGAACACCGGGAACTTCATAGCTATGCTGTCAACCCTTTTCATACCGGTAAACAGCGCCAGATTGCTCATAACGATGTTCTGTATTTTGCTATACGTGTCCTCGGTGGTTAACACCGGGTCAATTACCGTACCGTCGTCCGTAATGAACTTGGCGCACTGTTGGGCGCTGGTGTAATCCACCCACTTGGAGATCATTTGCGCGCCAACCGGCACTCCGTTAATACTCCGCGCGCTATCCACCGCGCTTTCCTGCGGCGTATTGTCCGCAATAGTGCGCAAAAAACCGATATTTTTTTCTTTAAGCAACTCAATGCCGTCGCGGTCATTCTGGTTGACTTCGCTATTCAGCCACGACGGGAAACCAAACGGCTTAATCCGCGCGCCACGCAGCCGAAGCAGAGAAAATTTGTTCCCGACAAAGTTACCCGAGGAATTCCGCTCGACAAACCACGCGGCAAGGATCAACGGGACAATATTGACCGATTCAGAATGCACCAGCGTCCACGTGTTCTGCACACAGCCCATCAGATACAGAGCGCCCCAGTAGTATTTACTGCGATCATTGTCCGCGATGGAGAGCATGGCCTCTTTCTCCTGCGCGGACGTTTTGTATCGCGCCCAGCATACATCGGCGGGATTCGGCTTCTCATCCACAAAAGAAACTTTGACCATGTTAACAAAATAGGACAGCTTCAAATCCTGCTTGCACATATACGCCAGCGCCAGCGCGTAGTCGAAAAACCGCGACGGTATTTCCAACGCCTCTATAGGATCGACTCCCTGTTGCACAGATACAACGCTAACCGCTACATCGGCGGGAAGCTCTGGGGTTATATTTTCAGCGTTCATCTGCCCGGCGGTCAGCGCGGCATCAGAGCCAACATCGTTAGTTACAGCCGTCACAGTGAATACACCGCCGACAGCCAACGCCACCGCTTCATCGACCACAAAAATCCAGGCTTTAACGCCGTCGCTGAACGTGTACGTCCCCGCCGCAACCGTTACCGTATCCGCACCGTTGTTGGTAAAGGCGATTTCCGCAAACGCTCTCTCGCCAGGCACTGCTTCCACCCGAGCCGGCCTGCCGTCATAAGTGCCGTCAAACAAAACCTTTATAAAAGATATGAAGTACAGCTTTTTGAACGCCTCGGTGATCGGCGCGAACTTAATGCTGATGTCGTCAATATTCCACATACCGGCGGCGCTTTCGTCGTCCAAAAACACAATCAGGTACAGGATAACATCGGAGTTCGTATCCTGCCTGAAGACATCCTGCCACTGATCCAAGAGCTTACCGGTCATGTACTTCTTGTAGTTACCTAAAGTGCACTGAATCACCGCCGGCTTCTCCGCGGAAACCCACGCCGGATCAAAATCTATGATATTCGCTTCTGCCAGCGACATCGGGACATAGATTGAAACAGCGTTAAAAAGCTCACTTTTCTCATCGACAACCGCATCCACAGTTGAAGCAAAATTCATGTTGTACTCACTGATCGAGCCGCTAAAATTGTAATTCACGACGTACCTCCTATATTAATTCATCTCGCCGCTGCCGAGTGAGATAAACCCAAGCGGCTCCCAGTCGAGTTTTAAATTCTCCAAATACGCCAGCGTAAAACTCAGGTCAAACGCTATTGTCGTATTGCCTACGCCGAAGTAGTCGACATTCATCGGCACAATCGGCGATATATAGTCAAACATCTGCGCGTCGCAATACTCGTAGAAGTAATACGGCACGCTCTGCCTCTTTATAAGGTGGTGGAACGCTTTCGCCCACGTTTCCGCGCGCACGCCTAAAAAACGCACCGAAATAACCGCCGTCTTGCACGTCTGGTTCCCGGAAGCGGTGCTAAAATCCTGCGTCGCGCGATCATCCTCGTCAATCCAAAACTGTATCCACGTATCCTGACTGCCCGGCTCAATCGGGTTCTCAAAGTTATGCTGCGACGGGACAACGTATCGCAACGACGCCTCCCATTCTTCTACCGGCATATCTTTATACCAAAAGTAGGTGGCGCACAACGCAGCGCGTACATTAGCGAATGTCACGCCTTCGTACTCGATATCCGGGCCGCTCATGCCGCCTGCACCTCCTTTGCGTCTACCTCCACATAAATATTCAAGTGCCCTATAAGCCTCCCTGAAGCGTAAAACAGTCTGTTGGCGTGCAGACCGACAAACCTTCTACGCAGCTCCTGTGTCTTACGGGATACCGCCGCGCCCTGCCTGCCGCGCAGCGGCAGCTTCCCGGTACGAAGGCATATCTCGATATCCCTCCGTATCTCGGAAGCAACCCTCCTGCATCCCTCTTTGATAAGCGGTTTTTGCCATACCGCGAAATCTTTGAATTCTTTGCTCTCCTTAAAGCGCATATCAGGCGTGCCGTCAGCTTTAAGAGACAGGTTCATAAACATGTCAAGCTGTTCAGCGTTGACATCCTGCCTAATCTCGTCATAGACGGCTAAGAACCTCCGGTATGCCGGCCTCGTCTTAAACACGCTCTTAAAATAGGTGTCAATAAATGGCTCGCCACTATTATATACCTCGCACAAAAATTCATAGAGCATCCGGTATGACCAGCCCGACGCGCCGTATGTTCCTTTCGCCGACGATGCCAGCGGAAGCTTTATCTTTGTCGGAAAAGTATTGTCGCGCACCGCGCTTGAAAAGTTATAGGTAACTTGAAACGGCCCCATTTCCATGAGCTCAGTATCAAAATCCGTATCCTTGCCTACCTGCGCTATACGGCGCGTCATAATAGGGCGCGGCGCAGACGGCAGCAAAAAATCAAAATCAGGAACGTCGAGCTTAGTGCTGCAACGATACATCTTACTAAGCCCGGCTTCGGCAAACCGGCGTTCTTTTCCCGTAAGGTCGGCACGAGTAGGCCTATAAAATTTCGTCGCACTCACTATCATCAGTAATCACTCCTTACCGCATCAGCTACCTTCGTATTAGACACCTGCAAATCCGTCGGCCCCGCCATCCGCTGCATTAAACACTTGTAAAACCCGCCCTCAACAGAAAAATCCTGATCGTTGACGACCCGGAATATAACGCCATTGACCTCCATGAAGTCATTCTGGCTAACCACGGCCTTTTCAGCCGCAAAACGCTTGCGTACCCAAAACGTTGCCTGATGATCAGGCGCGTTAAGGCCGCCTTCAATATCTTCTTTCGTCTGCTTACGCCACGACCAGTATCCCTGTACCTCCCGCCTGTCATACCGGGCGCTGTAGCCGCCTCCGACGCGAGGCTTCATCCTAAAAACCTCGTAAGGTTTTACTAGCTCAGGAAACGCCATGAGCATATTCCCGCCAACCTCAGCCACTATTCAAATTCCCTCTGCGGCTTTGAACGCCTGCCCTTTCTAAACATCCCCCTGACCGCCGATACCGTCGAAATAGCGGCGGCTCTTCCCAGAGCTTCATGCAGAGAGGCGGGCGTTCTACGGGGAGAAGCAGCACGCTTTTTAACCGGAACAGGAGAACCGGAAATAAAACGCACCTCATCGCTGTAAATCTGCGCGAGGCCGTCCCGCACCATCTTTTCAACCGCAAGGCGCACATCGTCGCTCAGCTTATAACAGACCTGCGGTACACACCGCATCTGCCCCAGCACAACGGTATATGTCACCGAAAAATAACCCGCGTCTTTTGCCTCTTCAAACTGCATCACGCACTCCCTATACAAACCGGCAATTGCGCAGCAGCGCGCGTTTCGCCGCAGACTGTATCATCAGCAGCGCCTTGCGCCCAAAATCATTGCTGCGCAAGGCCGCCAACGGATTCGCCGCCGCAGCCTCAGCCTCGCCCGCGTGATCACGCTGAAACTTCAACATGACCCCATCGACCTTTTTCTGCTCCAGCCTCACCCCGTTCAACGAGGTATAATTACTTGCCAACTCAGGATACCGATCCTGTATCAACCATGCCGTCAAAAGCCGGTAGCACAGCGTAGTTTTATCAAACCAAATCTGCGCGTGCCGTTCCGACTTCCAATCCCACAATTCCGCCACACCCGGAAACATAGCGTATACCGCATCAACAGCGTCCGCTATTAAATCGTCATACTCTCTAGCCTCCAAATCAGGAAACAATTGCAAATGATGGCGGCGGAAGTCATGTATCGTAATCTTCGCCGGCACGCCGTCAACAAATACGGCATCGGCCACTATTACGCGCCTCCCGCCCCAACGAGCCCTTTATAGGCCGCAAGTGATTCCGCCGCGAACTTCCGGACATCGCCGATCTTGGATTTACCATCAGACACAAGATCAAGCAGCATAGCCAATTTATCCGCGGTAAACGTCGTCAACGCTGTCTTTTGCGCAGTAAGCTCACTGATTAAATCATTCAGCGGCTGCAGCTTTTCCGCATCCGTCGAGGCTGATTCCAGCTTGCTGTATTTTTCCCGCTCATCGAGCAGCTCCGCTTCAAGCCTTGCGACCTCCTGCGTAGCGACATCCAGCGCGGCAGAAAGACGCCTGGACTCAGCCCTCGCATCCGCTAAAGCCTCATGCGGCGCTTTTGCGTAAGCGGGCAAATCGTCCTGCACTGTCAGCAAATTCAACTTGTCTCTATAGTGCACAAACGTCTTGCTGGACTTGTTTAAGGCGTCAAGTTCAGCCTCAGTCAAAGACGTGTAGCCGGTACTGATTTGCCTGCCGGTAGTAAGGTCCGTATGCTCCGGCTGGAACACTTTAGCAAAAACTACCTTGCCCTTGTCATCGCGGGCCTTAGCCGTAATAGGCGCTATATGCTTGTTATGCACATACACCAATTTATTATCACTCATATACCGCCTCCTTACGACGTATACCGCCCGTTTATACCCATACCGGTTAAACAATGCACCGTTTTTGCCACCGGGCAAAGCAACGATCCAATCCTCTTCAGCGCCGTCCGCACCACGCCTTCCCGATAGCCAGGCGCTGAAGGCAGCACCATGCGGGAAATAAGCTCCGGCAGCATAACTAAATCAGTAAGCTGGTTGTTATTCTCAAACTCCGACTGTATCTCCGGGAACGTAATAAACATTAAGTCCTCGTCGGTAGCGTTAAACGGAGTATTCGGCATCAGCATCGGGTCGGCGCAGAATTCAATCTTGCGCTCGAGCTGGTTGCCGGCCTTAGTCGCTACCGTAGCCACCATCCGGGTATCCGACTGATACGCGGAATCTATGATGGTCAACGGACTGTTCTGGTTATACACCTTGGAGAGCTGTGACCACTTGAACACTTTGTACATAATGGGGGAGCAGTTGACCACAATGTTGGTAGGCAGGAAGAACATCTCTTCCAGCCGGTCAGCGATGAAGTGGTTAAACATCAACAACAAGTCAGCGCCCACAGTTGAGTTAACCGGGCCACTGCCGCCGCCAGCGCCGTCGTTTTCCCACAAGTACTGCGCGGGAGCGCGGGCACTGTCATACTGGGTATAGCAACCATCCCGCATGGCGATCTGGGTAAGCCCTTCAAACCCCGACTCAGGATGACCAAAATAAGTCAAGACGTTCACCAGAATGTCGAGCATCAAATCGGCAAACATATCCCGATCCGCAATGAGCGAGCTGCCCAGCCAATTACCGATACGCCCGTTAACAACCTGCTCGCCGGGATGCGGGCTTTCATAGTCGATGACCAGATTGACGATATTCGACAGCATAGTGCCAACTTTGCTTGCCCCGGCCATCGTAGTATTGAACTCAGGCAGGGCGTGTGCCACATTGGAGACACGAGCGGCACCCTCATAATCAGCGGTGAATATCTGAACGGCATCCGCCCAAATATTCGGAACACCCATACTGGAAACCATACGCTTCGCCATACCCCGTAAATACGGGCGTTTGTACACTTTAGGAACCTGCGTAACATTCCAGTACGGAACGCGCATCCCTTCCAACATGGCGTCAAGCGCCTTCGTGGCAACCGGCTCAACAGTGAACTGCTGCGTCTTCGTGTCAAAGTACCCGATTTTACTGATGCCATCCGCAACCTTTACCTGCGCTTCCTCAACGCTCAAGCCGCCTTCGACCAGTTGCTCGACCCTGCTGTTCGCGAGCGCCGCGACAGCATCAGAAACCTTTACCGCCAAAGTCGGCCTCAACGCTTCCTTGTTGTCAACAACAAAACCGGGAAACATCTTTGAAGGCGTCTCAAGATACAAAGCGCTCTGCTGAACAGCGCCGCCGTGCACCTTAAAGCCCCCTATCATATTAGAGGCAGCGTCTTTATTAGAGCCAACATGTATGGCGTTAAAATGGCCTGTCTCAAACTGCTGCGGATACATACCGTATAGCACTTTTTCCGCTTTTTCTTTCCAACCCTCGAAAGGTTTGGAGACATTCAAAATACTCTGTGCATTCATAACCTCTTACCTCCTTACCTTACAGGTTAATATCAAAATAAATGCGCCCGTGTTCTTTAGCGAGCACCTCGGCAAATCCGGCAAACGTGCAGCCGACAAGAGCAGGGGCAGCCAAATTCGCAACAGTGACAACCGAGACAATCGGGAAACCCGAGGCATTGTCAATAAACAGCCCTAATTTCGACCCGGCTGCCGCTGTCCTCCATGCGTCAATCCAGTCAGCATACAGCGTCCGCACCGCAGCTATATCCTGCGCGGCATCGCCGATCAGATACTTCGCGTAATTATCCGCCTGCGCGGCAGAAGCGAGCGCGGTTTCATAACCGACCAGCCCTTTGCGTATAACCGTGCCGGTTGAGTACGCGGGCATACCGTAAGGCTGGACAGGATTACTCGCCTGCCACCCTTGATTAAACTTGAGCACACCAAGCAGAAGCGGTTTACCGGGGGCTGCCGGAGCCTGACAAAACCGCGCGCCCGGTTTCGCATCCGCCTGATCGACGTCCACCCACAACCCGCTGCCCCACGCGACAATATCACGCGCGTACATAGGGTTGCCTGGATCGAGCACTATACCGGAAAAACCTTCCGTAAGAGCGGGAACACGGCTGTTCACGCTTCCCATTAAGAATCCGTTTGTCTTAACGCCGCCCTTCCAAAGCTGCGCAGGACCACCAATAGTCATCGGCATACCGGGACCAAATTCCGCCATTATAATCCTCCTTTGTTAATTGCCAAAGATGCCACGTACCAGAAATGAAGCATCCGCACCAGCACCCCCGCCATCAAGAGCGCTCGTATCCACCGTGCGATCGTCACCCTTTGCCTTATCCTTATCATCGATACCCAGCGCCTTCTTCACACTGGCATCAATCTTCCCATCAATACCGTCCAACGCGGTAACAACGGCTTTTTGAACGACAGCATCAACAGCGGAAGCGAGATCAAACGCCGTGTCTTTCGCATTAACGTCCTTGTCACTACCCTTGTCTTTATCCTTACCGCCATCCTTATCTTTATCTTTGTCCTTGTCTTTGTCTTTGTCCTTATCCTTATCCTTGTCGCCGCTGCTATCATCCGCCGCGTCCAAAATGCGTTTCACCGCTTCCGCGTCGGCATCCTGACACTTCGCATACAGCTCGTCAATCTTCTTCGCGACAACATCCTTCTGCGCAATAACCTCAACCGGGTTCTTAAAGCAGTCCGTCACCGCCCCGACCAAGAATTCCTTCGGCTCGCTGTCCCCTAAGTTGTTAACATGCACCATGACGCCACCGATCTCTTTTTCAAGCCCGGCCTGATCCAAAGAGTGAACCTTCGCCACGCTTTCCAATAGCACACTGGAAAACTTGAAATTACCGTCTTTCGGCTTCCGTATGCCTATAAACTCCAAAAAGCCGCTTTTTTTCTTCACTTCTCCTGCCATTTCGCTACCTCCACTGACGGCATTATGCGCCGCAGCACAATCTAATACGCGGACATCGCTGCCTCCGCGCCCCCGCGGTAACACCGCTTCATGATTCACCTTAACTATTTCCGTCATCATCCAGTCATACCCCGACGTATCGGGATCATCCGCATACGCGATTTTCTTGTCGTACCCGGCGCTCGTCTGGTTATCGCCGGCCATATATGAATCAAACGCAGCGCGTGTAAAAAACGCCATCTTGCCTTTCAAGCCAACCTCGCCGCTGGGCAGCGTTACCACCTCAATCGGGCCGCCGGTAACGCCGGATGCATACTGGTGAAAGTTATCCGCGCTTATATCAACCGGCGGATGATCCTTCGTTACCGGAACCAGCGCAAACATATCCTTCGCCCTAATTAAAACACCGGCAGGGCGGTACTCGCGATAAAACGGCTTAACCTGTTTAGGGCTAAGACCCATCTTTTCAACGTCATCACGCGAGTAAACATAGATGCCGGAACGCGCCAATATTGCGTCTTTCACCGCAAGCCGCGGGTCAGAATCAGCAACATTCACCGCCACTTCATTTATCATCCTGCGCCACCGTACCACGGAATTTCCAAATGTCAAGTGTTTTGATGAAAATATTTCTAAAAATTTTCATCAACACCCCCTCCCCTCAGCCCGCGCCAAGCCCTCTTTCCGGGTCGCCGTACCCCGGCTTTTCTCATGCTGATGCTGTTCCAACCGTGAATATCCTTTACCGCCAGGCACGCCTTTTTTACCAAAACCGGAAAAAAGACCGCCGCCGGCGTTCTCCGCCTGCTTCTTAGCCGCGTCAACCTGCGCGTCAAGCAGCGCCATTTCCTTATTGTGGCGCTCTTTCTCGCGCTCATCCGTTTCCTTCTGACGGCGCTTCAAATCCTCATAAATGTCAGAACGAACATTAAACTCATCGTCGCCATAAGACTGCATAAGCTCCATGCAGACATCACTCGGTATTTTAGAACCAGTTAAATCAAATACCATCTTCCCCAGCTTCGCGCCTATCTCCGCCCGTTTGTCCGCCCCGGCCACAATCGGGTTATCAAACTCAATCGTGGTATAGGGAAGAGCAGAAAGAACATCCCGGTCTTTGCCAAGGGCGTTGATAACCTCAATCATGGCGATATTCTTCAACTGGGCGGCAACGTCGCGGTGGATGTATTTGACGCTCTCCCACTGCTTCTCCTGAGCGCCCTCGGTCGGGTCGCCGGAAGAAAAAGCGCCGCGCTCGCTCGACCACAAAAGCTCCTCGGGTATGTTCGCCCGCCCGCCGACGTCCTGCCGGATAAGACGCACAAGATTCGGCACTTCCTTAAAATCGCGCTGGAGAGCCTTAATATCACCAATGACGTCCATATTGATGGGGTTATTCATGGAAGCCTCGCGGATTTTAAGCGTGGCGTCAAAATCAACATTATGCAAAATATCCATACCTTCAGCGGCCATATAGCTGTCCACGTTGATAGTCCGCACCAATATCGACATCTGCGCAATCATCGTAGGTATAGCGGACATAACGTTGTAATAGTTATACACCGACTCGATCCAGCCAGGAATATCAGAAATACCCCAGCCCATAGTCATCAACGTCGACCAGTATCCCGGTTGCGGAGCGGTCACGATGCGAGCGCACCGCTCGCCGCACACGTGCGACCCCAAAAACGGTATATAATACTGTCGCGGATACAAAAAATCACGTGAGGTCGGGTTCCAGTTCGGAAGATGCACCGTATTCCACCGGTCAAGCACCACCCAATGATCAACGCACCCCTTGCCGACTATACCCATACGCAACAGCCCTTCAATAGGCAGAAGCATGGAAAGGGGACTGTCTTTTTTGAATATAGGAAACGTAAGCGCCCCGCCGTAAATAAGCGACTGTATGATGCCCTCGACATTTTTACCCGCGATATTGTTACGTATCATGTCATCCCGTATGATGTCATGCTGCTCCGGCGACAACCTAGGGTTCTTTATACGCACGCCGTTAAGCATCGGCGACTTGCCTTTCTTGTTGATAATGGTCTCAGGAAGCCCTTTCTGGCTGTAAACAGCCGCAGCCTCCCACGGGCTGATGTACAGATTCGGCGCTATCACGTTCATAGACGCCGGGTCCTGCCCGTGCACACCGGACATGGTAGGCATATTCGCAATCGCGTCACGCACCGCGACCGTAACCGGCATCTTGGTTTTATAGTTATTCAAAACAAGCGGAATCATCCTCGATGAACGCTCGCGCACATCACTCAAGCTGTCGATACGCGGCACTCCCGCGGAATCCCTAATCCCGCAGCACGTTGTAAAATGCAGCATTTCCTCAGCCGCGGTAAGCTGGTTAATCTCACTCTGCCGCGTATACGGAAGCGCCTTGAAAGACGTGCCATCCCGCACCCTGATTGCCTTATTCGTACTATAAGTCGACGTCTTTGAAGAATTGATAATCCGCCAAATATCCCGCCAAAGAGCCATTATAACCTCTCCGCCAGCCGCGCCTGCAGTACCGAGATATAATTTTTATTCTTGGTAATGCACTCCTGCAAAATGCTGGTACGGTACGCATCACGGACTTTCTCAAAGTCGTAAGTATATCCCTCATACACCTTAATCTTCTTCTCGCAAACCGATATAACCTCGCGGCTAATACGGACAAGCCAGCTATCAACGCATTTGGCAACCCCATCGCCGATCTGATCCCATCCCAATAACTTCTCTTTGCCGCACGAAGCCCCTTTGAGTGCATTAGAGAGGGCGTCAAATTCGTCGCGGATATATTCAATAATCCGTTCCCGGTAAGCGCCGTAGCTTCCGGGCATAAGCTCCGTAGTAAAATGATTGTTCATAATGCTCTCATACAGCGGCATACGCATTACCGAAAACAACGCAATCCGCGTTACCGTGCATAATTCCAGCCCGGCGAACACGTTGCCAATATTTATCTTGATGTGCCCGGTAGCCTGGCGCATATTTTTCCGACAAATATCGTCAAGATCGCGTATCCTTTCGTTCATGTCATACATAGTCGACTGGCTCTGCTGCTCCATCTTAATAGGGCCAATAGACACGATGCCCAGTTTCTTTACTATCAAGGTGACAATGATTGAAACCACTACCAGTACAACTACCAGCACACAGCCTATAGCCAGTATGTTCGGCACTGAAGTCAAATCGACACTTACATGCCCTTCCAACTCAGACCCTCCTGCGCACCCACACGTCCTTGTAAATGCGCGAAACCTGGAGCCGGGCTATACCCGGACGGGAAAATTCCGCGAGGCAGACGGCTTCTTTGTCGTCTTTAGCGGCATACATCCTCGACGTGCAATCCTCAAAATCCACGCGGTACACGCACACCGGAGACAAAGTGAACTTTACCTTACCGCCCCCATCATCGACTTCACTGCCGTCGTCCGGCCCGGATATAATTATGTCCCCGCCGCTATCATCCCCGCCGCCCGCAAGGGCATCCCCATCTTCCATGCAGGCAACGTAACACGGAATTTCCAAATGTCAAGCGTTTTGAGGGAAATTTTTTATTATTTTTATGCACTCCTGCGCATATAAACCACCGGATCAATCTCGCTGTAGCCGCTGGGCAACTGTTTTACAGACGGCCCTTCCGCCGAATCGTCCCGCAGCGACGCCCTCTTTTCCGCTATCAATTTCCGCACATCAGCGAAATCAGGGTGCGTCATAACAATGAATACCCCCGCATAACGCACCCCGTCCAGCGCGTGAATCGGCGAGGACTTGCCGACGCCTTTTGGAATTTTGTTGTCTTTATCGCGCATAGCGAGGGCGCACGCTTCCGCGACATCCCTCGCAACCTTACAGACTATAAGCCTGCCCATATAAAATAGCTTACTTACTAAAAAACACGAATCCTCAACCAACGGGCTCTTTTTCCGATAGATAATTTTTATATCCCAGCGCCGCAGCTCCCTCGCGAAAGCAGGAAACGAATCCTTAATCGTCACATCAGGCAGCCATTTAATAACCTGCTCGGGGAAATCATACCGCACAACCTTCGCCGCCCCGTCCAAATCAGGAAAATCGTAATATTTAATACAGTAAATGACCCCATCCTTAACCCTATAGGCAGAACCGCGGTTAAAGCCGCTGTTGATGTCCTGCGCCCAGTAAACCGTTTCGCCCGGCTTCAAATCCGCGTCCATATCATACCCGACATAATTCCTCGCCCAGTCAAAGCCGGGGATAACCCGCCCCTTAGCGATAGCCAGAAACAAACCATGCATGAAAACCTCGCGCTCTTCAGGCGTATACATCTTGTACATGTCCCTGACAAGCTCTTTCGGCAGAAACGGATTATCCTCCGTCCTTCCGCGGATAAGCAGAAACCCTACGCCCGTCTTCTTAAAGTGGTTATACAGCGCGTACAGGCCCTTTTGGCCCTGCGACGTACTGCCAAAGCATAAACAAGGACTGCGCTCGCCCGGTATCACTTGGCGGCAGCGCTCATTAAGAGCCTGAGTCGCCTCGAGCATTTTATCCGTAGTAAGCTCATCCGCCTCCTCGACATATACTTTGTGCACGTCCAAGCCATAAATATCCCCCGGATTCTCGAGCGGCTGCAGTAAAACCGTCACCGTGCCGATAGTAAACGTATTGTATTTCTTGTTCTCGATATACTCGGTCTTACTGCTGTCCAAATACTGCCGAAAGTACAACAGCAGCGTCTTTTCCAGATGGCTTAACGTAATGCCGCATATCAGGAGCCTAACGTAATCTCCCGCCCTGTCCTTCTTTCCCTGCAGCCGTTTTACGTCGTACAATACGGAAATAGCATTTGCGCGCGTCTTTCCAGCGCCGTAACCGGTCAAAAGAAAAAACCAGCGGATGTCAGGAAATGTCTGTGGAGCCAGCATATAGCGGCTCTGATGCGACAGTATCATAACCCTCTGCATAACGCCTCCATCAGTAATCCTTCTCCACAACCTCGCCACCGGGCAAAACATCGAAAAAACCTTCCCCGCCCGCGACAGCCTTTATGCTTCTGCCTTTTGCCCGCAGTTTCCCACCCGCGCCCTCCGGCACGTCTTCTTGAGCCCTAACCAGCGCGTTTATATCGGCATCGTCGCTTCCCCTGCACAGCTCGACCGTAAGCGCTTTATCGAAATCTTCCCTGGCCTCCGGCACAAACACCAGATGCACCGTGTCGCGCTCGGTATCCCCCGCGGCGTCGGCCATATCCTTCCTCAGCTCGCGTATCATCTGTGCCGCCTTAAAGCGCATATTGAGCATATCGCGGTCTACAGCGACGCTTTTTTTCAACGCTTTCTTTCCCCCCCGCTCGCTCGGATGTAAATACTCCGCCCTGTCTTCTCCGCCGCCTTTAGCGGCTTCACTGTCACCGCCGCCATTTGCAGCAAGGCTCGCGAGGTACTTCAGTTCCCTGACCTCCTCAAGCCTCTGCCGGGCATAAATGCTTTTTGTCTTGCGTTTATATTCCTCGTCGTCAAGGATTAATGAGCGGAGGCGCTTATCCGAAACCTCACAAAAATCAAGCGCCAAAGAGTCGTTATTCGATTCTTCATACGCCTCGATGCACTTCTGCACCAACACCCTGAAATGGTCGAGATCACTCTTGTCGGGAGGCAGAGAAAAATCTTCCAGCGGTTTCTTTTTCTTTGGCATGGGGCATGATAGACCGGAATTTCAAAAAGTCAAGCGTTTCAAGGGAATTTTCTTCTTTCGGGGCGGATGCGGCGCAGCCCCGCAAAGGCGCGTTTTATCCGCCGTTCACCGCGAATCGCCCGCCTCCCGCCGCTTTTTTCCAGCAGGCCCTAACGAACACGCGCAAACCGAATATTATCAAACTGAGGGCAACAGGGCTCGTGGCGTCTAAACCCTCAGAAACTATAGTTATACCTATAGCCGCTACGATTTCTTTGAGCATAATATCCTCCCTGAACGATTTGATTTTTAATACGCGGGAACCGTATACCTAATACGCGAAAAAGAGGCGTTTACGCGCAAGGATTCCTGGATTGTTTTGAAAATAAAAGATCAAAGTGTGTCTAGAGATTAAGAGGCTTAAAACGCATACACCGACAGTCTACGCCATATCGAGGGGCATCATTACAGTACCCTTGGAACTCAAGGCATACGCCTTGCAACAGCACGATAACACCGGCACTACTAGTGTATTGACCAAATAAAAACTGCCGGAACCCTGTAGTGCAACAAACAAACAGGAGGCCGTCTAAAAGGCGGGCCAGTTCCGGCAGTATATCAAATATAACCTATTTCATCACAAAAATCAAGGGCACAAAGGAGCGTTAGGTGTAATTCTACCAGGAAGGCCTAAAAATCGTGCGCGGAGAAGGGTTTACCCGTGCGCCAAACTTCCTCAAGGTACTTTTTCTAACAGGAGATTCTAGAGGGCTATTATACCCCCTAGAATCTCCGTATCCCCCTAATCCCCCCTGCGCATATAAGCGCGTATCTGGTTAACAAACTGTATCCCCGTGATAACCGTGCGATAGGGGAACCGCTCATACAAGCGTCGTGCGCTATTGGCAAGCCTACGGATCGCGATATCCTTATCCTTCCCCGCTTTATTGCTACTCATTAAATAGCTTGCCGATATCTCCGAATCTGCCAGCTCCAATAGACGCGCCTTAACCGTCTTGCTCTGGTTGTCGGCGTACTCGGCGTACCACCTGCGCAAATTCCCCGCGATTTGATCCGCTTGCTGATCATACCCGTTAACCACAATCTGCCACGGGTCGGCGTTCGCTTCCCGCGATTCCCATTGTGTATAAAGGGTATTCATAACCGCGCCGATACTCCGCTTATTTTGTTCCTTACCCTCCCTGCGGGTTTTGGGGTAATGGGGCATAAAAGTTTTCCCGTTGTCTATAGACAGCAAATAATCACACCCGCGCCCGCGATCATTTGCCGTACCCAGCGTCTCTTGTGTCTCGCAAGCCTGATTGATCTTATTGATCCTCGTAGCGTCGTCATCGGGGCGGTAGGTCATATAGTCAAGAATCCGACTTCCCCTGTCCCCTACTTGCTCACGCTCCAAAATATCAAGCGCGCCGACATAATTACCCGCCAAACCCTGTTTTTTAAGTCGCTTGAGGGCTGCAAGCGTGTAAGCTACGGATTCCGCGCCTATGCACCGCTTGTTTTTTTCGGCGCGCTCCGCTATGCGCGCGTAACGCATGGAACCTAGAAAAATGATCGCGCAAGCATACACGCGCGCCATTGTGCTGGGGTTTAATTCACCCCTTGCATTGATACTAGTATTCATAATAATACCCCCTGTACCATGATTAGTACCTATATAGGCACTAGTAGTTTGTTGCACTACACCTACAATCTATCATATTTTTAGTACTCTGTCAAGCGATTTTTTCAAAAAAATGAAAATATTTTTATAATGTAGAAAAAACAAAAAAGAACCGGGTTTTTTGTTTTTCACGGTTTTAATTTTAGTCTGACTTAATTTTGCTCATCTATAACTACCGTTTTTTATTTTTTAGGGTGTTTTAGTTTCCGTGTTAGGTGTAATTCTGGAAACGGGAAAATCGGTAATTTTTTGGAAAAACCTTGCTACTTTTGGGTAAAATGACCTGTTTTTGTGCCAATTTTACCTAATTTTTACTAAAGTCTGTTATAGCATTATGCATTAAAAAATACCTGTTTTACGTAGATAATCTGCGATAATTATCACATTATTACAAAAGTATTACATACAACATAGCGTTAAAATTAAAAAAATAGCCGTTTATGGGCGTTTTGTGAAATAATTTTCTAATATACTTTTCAATATTCATAAGTTATGTTAAATATTATAACCATATACCCTATACGCAAAAAATTGGCGTTTAGTGGCACTTTTCTATAATAATTTTTTATGTTTATTTTTTCCAAAAAGTGCCACTAAACCCTATTTTTTCGCGTATAGGGTATACCAAAAAATTCTCAAATCCCATTGACCCGGTTTATTTTCTATGATACTCTATATGTGTACAGTCAATTAAAAACCGTTATTTTTTCGCGGATTCCTATTTCAGTACTTATTTCCAATTACAACTAACAAAAAACAAAAGCCTTTATTTTCAAAAATACGGTAGTTATAGATACGCAAAATTAAGTCTGACTTAATTTTGCGTATCTATAACTCTTGCTACAAACTTCGCATTTGTTACTGTTCTTTACTATAAAACAGTTAAAAATGATGATTTTTATACAAATTTTTCAATTTTGGCTATAAGAATACCATCATCGATTAGGCTCAATTTTTTCATTTTTGCGCTATTTTTTCATACATTTTTTATAATTATTCATAAATAACGCATACAATATCATCTAAAAACGGGGTATTTTATGGCACTCGTACAAGGCTATCTCATGGGTCTTTTGACCGGCCTTTTGATCAGTATTTTCGTATTCGTATATACGCGCCCTTAATTTAGGGCGTTTATATAAATAAATTATATGGAGGCTCATCATGGCAAAGGGCAAAGGCTATCGGGACGGAAAGGCTCCGTCAAGCCTGCAATTGGTTGTCGCGGACAACGAGGGCAGGGAGTGGGGTCGCCTGTACGCGACCGCGAAGGATTTCTCCACCGGTTCGGTAGGGTTTTACGGCACGGGCAAGCTGGTAAATCCGGCTAACCCCGAAGCAAGGTATCAGGCAGGGCTTACATTCACCCTTGTGGGCAGCAAGCCCGAGTAAACGAGGGAATTGTCAGGCAGGCATTATGGATGGCGGTTTTATCAGGCAGGAGTACGGCGTTATCGCGCCGGTACGGCAGGGGTCGCGCCCTGCGCTGCCTGTAGGGGAGCGCGCCGCGCGGCTGGCCGTGGCAACTGCAAGCGGCTTTAAGACTTCCTGCAGCCGCCCTGGATATGCGAGTTAAGAGGCATTTTCCGGGGCGGCTTTTCTTTTGCAATCAAGCGCCGCAGGCATCGCGGCAAAGGGTTTTTATGTATAAGGACGACGGGCGGTATTGCGATCCGGGCGGCTGTACGTATGTCACAGCAAGTTATAACAATAAGCCGGGTAAGTATACGCCTGAATATTTTAATGGGCGGGAGGTTGCAGCTTCGCACCCGCCCTAGCGGTGGTATAGGGGGATGATATGTATCCATCAAAGTACATACTGGGCATCTCTGAGGAGGTAGCCCGCAGGGAGAGGCGCTGCGCCCTTGACTGTCGCGTGGGCGTTTGTAGCGCCTGCCGGCAATCAAGCGGGGCGTATCTGGACAGCCTTTCCTTGGCAGATCGTGTGAACTACAACGCGTATATGCGCGCGAAACCCATGCTGGAGCTGGTAACGGCATAACGGGGCAGGCAGGGGTATCAGGGTCGTGTAGGTCGCCTGATTTATGCGGCGGCGTTTCCGTTCATGGACGCATGGGCGGCGGGGCGTGGAAAAATATCTGTATGCGAAAAATGCACAGGGAAGCCGTAAGCCGGCTTGCGGCGGGCAGGAAGGGCGTAGTGGGTAAAAATTAAATATATATGTTTCTTGGCAGGAAGGGGGCGCGGATGTACAAGGTATGCGGGAAGCGCGGGAAGGGGAAAAAGGGGTGCGGGAGGACTCTGTATTTTGCCTGCTGGGCGGACGCCTGCGGGTACTGCATGCTGGCAGGCTTGCGGCAGAAGGCGGTAAAGGTGGTATAGGAGGTGTCATTATGACCGTGGGAGCGTTGAAGGCGTTGTATCGAAAGAATAATCCTTACGGTCTTTGGTTCACACAAAAAAGCATGCGCCTCTTTGGCGACACGATGCGTAATTTTACTGTGCGCGACGCGGGTTGCATCAAGGTTATGGATGGCGGGGAGATTATCGAAGTGGATGCCTGGGAATTGTACCGGAGGCGCCCGGTCAACGGAGGGCTGCACGGGCACTGCGGGTATTTCCGCAAGAGCGACGGAAGGCACGTAGGCTTCGGGGTGCCGTGGCACAAGAGTACTTAATATAAAAATATTTTTCGCCTTTAGGCGCGGGTTCTCCGTGTTGTAGATATTTATGCGGCAATTTAACGTTTCAAGTTGATTTATGAGGAGGTAGGTATGCGTGTGGGCGATTATGTATGCGGTTGCGCGGGTGATGCTGACTCAGTATTTGTTCGGCATCTGCACGCCGGGTGTGTTATTGGGACAGTTGGAGACGATTTTCGCGTGCGGGTTATAGATCATGGAGACTCTTGTTGTGTGGGGGCCACTTATGTCCTGCCGGGATGTACTTTGCGGACTATATCGAGCGAGGATGCCTTTAAACTTGTTGGCGAGAAGCTTTTACGGATGGCGCCTGTGCATGATACGCAGCATCTCGCGGTCGGTGACTTTGTGCGGGGTTTGGACGGTTATGGCCATTCGATTACTAATTCCGGCATGGTGGTAGGTGTGATTACGGCCATTGATCTGGACCGTGCATATCCGATTACAGTACGCGTATTAAAGCATCGTACTCCTAAATACCAAGGCGAAATCTATGATGTTCGCTGGGGCAGCGTGGCGCATATTGGTTCGTCTGTGCCGAAATACTCTTCTATAAACTTAAGTTTACGGCCGTTTAAGGTTGGCGATTATGTGCGCGGTATACCGGGTATGGGTCGTTCAGCGCCGGCTAACGGGTACATGATGCTTGCTCGTGTGTTGCGTGTTGATGGCAGCCGCATGTTGATAGGGATATTACAACATAAGAAAATCTGTGCAGCACACATAATTGGGTTGACTTTGTGGGTGGAACAGGAATATTTCGCGTTGGCGATGCCCAGAGGTTGCGTTCCCGCTAAGGATTTTACTATACATGACTATGAAATCTGCACCGACTGCGGAGAGGTATTTGAGGTCGGCGACGGGCACGGTTATCGGCATTACGACAGCGATATATGCCCTGTGTGCCGTGAAGAGAAGTATGTCGCATGTGTCCATTGTGGCGAGCTTATACGTAAAGACAGTGCATACGTCGTGGACGATAGATACGTGTGCAAGCACTGTTACGAAGAGAAGTATCATTGCTGTACATCCTGCGGTGAGGTGCATTTAACGGCCGTAATGACTAGCGTTGCCGGGCATTGGTATTGTACTGACTGCAAAAACGAGCAGTTTGTAGTGTGCGACCGGTGCGGCGATTATGTACGCCGGGAGGTCGTGCGGGAATTTGGCGGCAGTTTTTATTGCGTGGATTGTTACGAGCGTAAAAAAGCGCTGCACTATTTTCACGACCATTGGGCAAAGCTGCCTCCGGTGTTTCATGACACGCGGGATAATTTGCCGGGTAATTATGCTTCTTCGTCGGAGCATCTGTACTTCGGCATGGAATTGGAGATGGAATGCTGCGGCGGTAGCCGGGGTAATATTTCGGTTATTAATGCCCTCGTGGATAAGGATGAACGTGATTGGTATCTGGAATCCGACGGGTCGCTTAGCAACGGCATTGAGGTGGTAACGCATCCGCGCACGTTTGAGTCGTGGCAGGCGTTCTGGCCGGAGTTCGAGGCAAGGGTTTTAGCGCCCGCGCGGGAAGCAGGCTGTGACGCGGAGGTCTGCGGTCGGTGCGGCATCCACATACATACCAGCCTTGACGCTTGGAGCGGCGATCAGCTTTTGCGCGTGTTCGCGCTGCTGTACAACAGGCGTAACTATGATTATCTGTTGACAATATCGCAGCGCGAGCGGGGCAGGCTGGATCAGTGGGCGTCTTTGAGAATTAATGACATAGCGCGCGCAAAGGTGCGGGAGGATGTGTCGGTAAAGAAGAATCCTTTTGGCACGAGATACGCTGCCCTCAACATCACAAGCAACACGCTGGAGATACGCCTTTTTAACTCCAGCCTGCGTCTGGATCGCGTGCGCAAGAATCTGGAGTTTGTGTACGCGCTGTACCGGTATACGGCGGATGTAAATTTGCGGACGTCATGGCAGGGGCTTGTCGGCTGGATAAAGAGGCATAGCGGGGAGGTGGCAAATCTTTATGCCTTCCTTGTTGTGAAGGGGCTGATAAAGACAGTGGGTGCGCTGCCTGTGGCGGTGGCTGAAGAGGAGGCATTATGTGCGTAATAGCGGTTAAACCGGCGGGGGTAAAGTGGCCCGTGTCGAGGTATTTGAAAAACTGTTACCGGAGTAATCCTGATGGCGCGGGGATCGCGTGGGTTGATGATGACGGGGTACATATTAAAAAAGGCTATTTTGGCTGGAAGGGGCTTTATAGGGATTTGAGGGTTCTGGAGCCGTACCCGGTTATGCTGCATTGCCGGATAGCGACGCACGGGAAAATTAATACTGACAATTGTCATCCTTTTGAGCTGAGCAACGGTGTCGCGATGGCGCACAACGGGATTATTGACATGGAGCCTCTAGAGGCGGATATGACCGATTCTGAATCTTTCGGTAAGACGTATCTTGAGCAGTTTTCACCGGATGAGCTGGAAGACCCGCGTATACAAGGTTTAGTGGGGGCGGCTATTGGGCACGGTAAGATGGCCGTCTTAAAGAAGGACGGGGGCTTTATTATTTTCAATGAACATCTGGGGGAGGCGTTTAACGGCCTATGGTTTTCTAACGGGTCATATAAGGATAGACCTTACGCATATGGCGCTGGGTATTCATATCCGTATACGACGCCGTACAGGGCACATGGCAGCCTTGTTACGGCGGAAGCCGCGGGAAGTGCCTATGTGTATGACATGAGTTATGACGATTGCGATGAGGCTGCGTACAATGCATGGCTTAGAAGTAGGAACAGTAAAGGTGTTGCAGGTGAGGAGGAAATATATGGTGAGGAATAACACGCAGACAATCCATAAATGTTCTTTTGACGTGGGCTTTATGGAGGCTTTATGAGAATACCGGGGACATGTGGTGAATGCCCGTATCATAGTACGTCGGAGTACCAGTGCCATAACGAGCGTGGGTTTGTGAGTCACTGCTTGCAAGGGTATATGGATAACGAAGATATGAGGGATTTTAGTTACCGATACAAAAGGTATGCAGGGTGCAGGCTTGGGCTTAATTTGCATAAATATGAAATTAAGTCGTCTATGTGCCTTGAGCTGCCTTGTTGGCATGTACTGGAGGATACCCAACTTATAGCAATATTTTACCGTAAGGGCGACGCGGAAATATTTGTGGCGCGGAAGGAGATATCATGATGGACATTTTGGACACGGTGGATTGCACCTGTTGCGAGGATTACCGCGTTCATCGCGGGCGTGTGCATAGCGAGCCTGATGATTGTCGCCCTGATGAGGCTGAGTGCCTGCAGGACGCCCCGGATTCAGGGCCGTGCGCGTGTATGTTGGATAGGTTGCGCAATATGATATTGAACGGGCAGCTTGTGACGGAGAACGGGTATTTTGCGGATCGTGACTGGTTACTGCAAGCGCGGCAGGGGGGTATCGGGGTTAACGAGGCCGCTATGGAGGCTATGAGGCGGTTTAGCTTAGAGGGCGCGTTGTATTGGTGGATACCTGATGATCTGGTGGGCGGGATGCCTGTGCCGTTTCTTACTATTGAGGAAGTATACGGCGCGGTTTGCGAGGGGGGATTATGCTGCAAATGAATCACGATGTACTACAGGATTTATTTACAAGATGTGAAAAGAATACTACAGGAGCGACTATTCATGGGGTGCGGGGAGCGCTGTGCCTTTTAAAAGATTGTGTGGAGCTTTATGTGGATCATACAAATAAGGGGGATTATACCTTAGTAGAAGCAACGTATGGTGCGGATTATAAGGCGTTAGGGATGAGGCAGTTAAGGAAGCTGGGAGAGCCGGAGTCGCTATGGAATGGCTGCGGGTGTAATAAATAGAGGAGGCACAGTATGAAGATAGCTTTGATGGGGTGTAGAGGTAGATTAAAGCATAGTGACCCTGAACGGGATGGTAGGTGGATATACGGGTATTATGTTTTAACGAATAGTGGAAGATCTCTTATTTACCAAGCTAATGATAATCCAAAGATAGTTTATGAGGATTCTGTAGGGCGGTGTACTGGCTTGTTGGATACAAATAATCGGCTAATTTACGAGGATGATTTCGTAGTTTCTGCTACTGAGGGTGATATGCATATAAAGAGAGTAAGGTGGGACGCTAAGCGCCTCTTGTGGACATTTGGTGGTTTTTCTTATGCTCAGTTGCAGGAAAGTGAGCGTCTTCTTTTGTCTAGTGAACTATTAACAGTTGTGGGTAATTTTCACGACGACCCCGAACTTTTGTTTTAAGAACGGCGGACTACTACTGGACGAGTTCAAGAAATTCGTAGTTGCCGCTCTAAATGAAAAATGGGAGTGCGATCTCGGCAATCCGCGCACCTGCTCGTGTTGGTATAACAGAAAAGATTATCAATTATTTTACAGGGGGCACGAAATGGATATGAAGTACTGTCCGTTCTGCGGGCGGTTGTTACCACCAGAGGAAGCAATCCATGAAAGCAATACGTGAGATTAAACTTTCAGTAACGGGGAGAAGCATTGATGACAGCTAAGCAAAGGAAAAAGAAGCGTGCGCGGCGTATCCGGCAACAGGTCAAGGACGCGAAAGAGAGGCGGACTGTAAGGTGCGCAAGATGTGGGCGGCTTTTTGATAACAGGCGCAGTATTTTGGCTGCCCGTAGTGGTGGCTATGCGGCGTGGATATGTTTTGATTGTTTTAGAGGAGGAATGGGGGATGCGCATGAATCATTTGAATAGTATCTTGATTGAGGGCGTGCTGCGAGAGGACGCTGTGTTTTACAAGGGCGGCGAGGGGGAAGAACGTGGTGCTTTTGGGATTACGTCGACTCGCTATTATCAGGAAGGCAACGACTTGAAGAAGCGGGTGGGCAATTTTAGCATTCGTTTTAGCGCGCCGCATATGGTCGAGGCCGCGCGCGGACGCGCAATGAAAGGCAGGGGTATTCGCGCGGTGGGGCGCCTTGAGACCGACGGCGCAGATACGTGGGTTGAGGCTGAGCACGTCGAGTACCGGTCAGAATATAATGAGAAAGGCGGGAAGAAAAGCTCGATCAACAAGCAAAAATAGGGCATAATGCCTAAAGGAGAGGCTATGGGAGAAAGAAAGGCTTGGACGGCGCGGGGGGCGATGCTGCCTATGGACGGCGCGGTTATACAGACGGTAGCGGCTAAAAACCTGGTCGCCGCGCGGATTTTTGTAACAGGGGAAGTGCACGAGAGCCGTCTTGGGGACGCCGCGGTGAGGGCGCTGGTAAGCATTAACGACACGTTATATATGAGCGGCGGCGGGCAGGAGCCCTTATTTATACAGACACGGGATGATACGGTGCGGATGGCGCGGTTTGACCCGCGGGTCGTGTGGGGGTATTTTCATCCTGACGTGCTGGTTGGTTTGGTCACGGAAGAGGCGAAGCGGCTTCATGTGGATATTGACCCGTGGGAGATGGACAATTTTGACTTTTATGAGGAGATGGCGGCGGTTTTGCGCAAGAAGAACGGCGACGCCATTCCTGTCGCGTGGAAAGACAGCGACATTGACACCTACTACAACGCGGTGTATCTTTCCTGCCTTCTTCTGTTTAATAAGGCAGGCTACCTTGATGTGCCGGTGGCGCAGTATTTCGCCCAGCCGCAGGTTGCTCAGTGGATGGCGGGGGCGGGTTATCGGAAGCTGGTGCTTGCTGAGACAAACAGGCTGGATGAGCTCCGTAAGGAGTATGGGAAGGTACAGGCGCTTACGAACCCGGAGCTTAACTTTATTGTAGGGCTTTATGAGAGGCATAGGCAATGAGTCTATTACTAGCGCCCGGTGTTATGTTTGATGAAGCGAACCACAAGTATTTTTACAAAGGTAGGCAGCTTTCCGGTGTGACCGGCCTTATATCGGGAAGGCTGGGACTGCATTACGACAATGCTTTTGTATCTGAGCACGCGGAGGAGGGGGTGCACGTCCATAAGGCGGTACAGGAGTTTATCAATACCGGCAATACCGGGTCAGTGCACCCCAGTGTGCGGTGGCTTATCGCTAGGTGGCATAATGCAGACGTTGTTGTCAGTGCGCGTGATCATCTTAAAGCGCAAAAGCATTCCGAGGTTTTGGTGTCTGATTTTAGGCAGTATGCCTCGGCGGTTGATATAGTCGAAGAATGGCCGGATGGAAAGCTGCGGATTTTTGACATTAAGAATGGCGTATTCAAACGGGGCTATGTTACATGGCAGTTGTCTATTTACAAGTACTTTATTGAGACCGCTACTAACCGTATAAAGCACCCGATATTACACTACAACGTCGAGGAGTGTTTGTGTATTTCAATGCGTGATCAGGATGTGTACAAGATATTCCCGAAGCCGGCAGAAGAAGTGGAGAAATTATTATATGGTGCTGCGGTTGTCGGTAGCGTAGTTGCATAATTAAGAAATTTGCCGGGTTGCGGGAGCGGCCTAACCGTGAAGACGAACCAGCGTCCAGACGTTCAAACGCCTATAGGGTAAACGGGGAACCCGTGCTGGAGCCTTATAGGTAGTAATCGCCGTCCGTTCAAATCGGACACCCGGCGTTTTTAGAGGTTATATGCTAGGTATTATTAAACGGCTGCTGAGAGCGGCAGGCTTCATTAAAGATAATCCGCAGTTTCACGGTATCGGGGCGGCTTGCGAGCGTTACGAGGACTGTGCGGCGCTGAATATCTGTCTGCGCTGGGAATAGGCTGAGGGCTTTACTGTTTGAACACCCATCTATCTAGTATTGCGTATACTTTTCGTGCTTTCTTGAGCAGCGTTTCCTGCCCTTGCTTGTCGCGGTGGTTGTACCGCTTGGCGACGTCGTTGGAGACTCTATGCCCCATGAAGTACTCCTCTATGTCGCCGAGGTCGTTGGCGTTCATCAGGGTCTTCCAGAAGTGCCGGCCTGAGTAGAAGGTGATGTATTGCGCGGACAGGTATTCTTCTGCCTCTTCCGGTTTGATGCCGAGCTTTCGATGCAGTTTTCGGCAGAGTGTGGTAGTTGCTTTTTGGTATAGCGACGGCCTGCCTTTAACAGGGAGTATATATGAATCTTTTGAGATATCGCGCTTCTTGATGAAGCTGGTAAGCTTCTCAAGCACAAACGGGTGCAGCGGCACGATGCGGATGCCGTTTACGGTTTTGCTATCGGGGATGTTGACGAAATGGCAGCCGCCGATTTTAATAATATCCTGCGGGCGTATTTTTTCTATCTCGCTATTGCGCATACCGGTTGTATAGATTAGCAGGCACAGGAGGTATTCAATTTCTTCATGCCACTTTACATTAAACACGCCGGTAATTTTCTCTATCGCATAACAGGCGCGGGTTTTTGAGCTTTGGTTTTCCTTAAGCGGGGAGATTTTATTGAAGACGTTTTCGGCAATAACGCCGTTCATTACCATGTGGCGGAATACGGCGCTCATGCCATTAACGCCTTGATTTATGGTCTGCGGTTTTAGCCCCTTGGCGAGTAATTTGTTCTGCATTTTTGCTATGAGTGGGGGCGTTATGTCGTCGAAAGACGTTATTCTGTTATCCCGCAGGAAGGGGGCGAGCACGTTGCGCGTCCAGCGGTGGTACATTTTCTGCGTCGCCTCCTTGATAACTCTTCCGCGTTTTCTAGCCTCGTCGAAGTACGGTGAGTCGGGTTTGTAATAATTGTTAAGGATATGGTACAGGTTTTTGTCGGAGCTCTGTGGTTGTCGTTTGGCGTAGTATGCATTAAGTATTTTTTCTCTGTTTTCTACTGCGAATTGTTCCGCTGCCGCGCGGTCTTTGGTGTGGGTATTCCATCTTGAATAGATAAGCCTGCCTTTTTCGATGTAGCGGACATAGTATAAAAATCCGTATTTTTTACTAGGCACTTTGGCAAGGCTGTATCCTTTTGCTTTTTGTTTGGCGGCGAAGCTGTTGTCGAATGTTTTAAGCGACTGGATGGTGTCCGGGTGCTGCGATTTATAATATTCCCGAAGGCTGCTAATGGATTCTTCATTTTTCAATGTGATTTTGGGTTTTGTTTGCAGCCAGTCATCGAGAATGTACGGGTTGAAACGGAGCTCTTGCAGGTCGTTGTCCTGTATGTAGGTGTGTGGTATAATACCGTTGGTTACTAATACGCTGAGTGTATGCGGGTTGATACTGAGGGCATAAGCCGCTTGATTAGGCGTAAGTAACGGCGCTAAATTCTGCATAGCACAGCATTTTCGGCATATTTTGAGGTAATCTTGAGACAATTTTTTAGGCGAATAAAAAACGCAAAAAAAAATTGCGTTTTTTCAAAATAATGCTTGACAAAACGCAAAACCTATGATATTCTGTCTTTAAGATAAAAAATTAGGTCTGAAAATACGTCACCCTATATATGGCGAAAATGTGCGTTTTGCATTAGTCAAAACGGGAAAAAAGTGAAAAACGTTGCAAAAAATGTTTGACAAAAGCCGAAAAGTGCGGTATATTTAAGATGCGAGGCTGGGGTAGCGATATTCCGCCCCGTACCATACCCGGACGTTCTGCGTCCGGTGTTTTTTTATTTAGGTGCTTTCAAGTCATTCACGCTTAAATAAATCAGGCTGTCATAACCCTTTATCTTGAGAATAATCCTGCCGCCCTTGTGTTTGTTATAGTATGAATACCCATGGCTTGTATCGGTTCCAACCTTATTCCTTGCTCCATAAAGAGTTGACATAATTTGCCGCCTTGTCAGGTTTGATGTTTCCAAATTGATAAATACATTTGGAGCTTGAGAACGAG